TATTCAAGATACTTAATTAATCCAACAGCAACCGCTACTTATATTGAATTTCAGCCCAGCACGCATCAAATAAATTTTGGTATAAATGGTGTTGAAGCTATGCGTATTACTACAACAAGTAATTTCCTCATAGGCACAACAACAGACGCAGGGTACAAGCTCGATGTGAATGGAACGGCGAGGGTAACGGGAACGGGTTCAACGAGTGCGACTACTTCACTAACTGTACGCAATAGCGCAGGAACGGCAATGCTAACTGTGAAGGATGGCGGTAGTGATAAAGTAGTTACAATGGCTTCCGCTGTGATTGCTTCAATAGATATTTCTTCAACAATTATTCAAGTAGGTAGTGGTAACTCAATTAAATTTGTAGCACCTTTAGGCTGTTCTTTTAACACTTCTTATGCAGCACCTGATGCATCTGCTCAAGTCGATGTAGCTTCTACAACAAAAGGCTTCCTTCCTCCTCGCATGACCACAACGCAAAAGAATGCCATTGCTTCACCTGCTGCGGGATTAGTTGTGTTTGATACTACTTTGGGTAAGTTATGTGTATTTTCTACAACTTGGCAAACAATAACTTCATTATAAAATTATAACAATGGCTAAAATACAACCCGTTATCTTTCCTTTAAACGCAGGAATAGCAACCGAGATGAGTGTTCTCATTCTGAACTTCGAAACGAGTGCAACAACTTGCACGACCTACTACGAATTGAAGACGGACGAAGGCAAGGTCCTAAGCAATGGTAACTACACTTTGACCGAGCAAGAATTTGCAGCGTGGGGATTAGACAACGAATACGTTGCTGAGTGCGTAGCGAAGGCAATAGGAGTAACAATAATAAAATAAGAACATGAACCTTACAGAAGAACACTTGAAGCAATTAGATGCTTTTATTCAAGAAATGCCAGTCAAATTTGGCTTACCATTGATTCAGTTTTTCAACAAGATAAAAGAAGAGGCTGATAAAGAATGAGCATACTTGCTGAACTCTTTGAACAGGGAGCGCTATACGATGTGCTCTTAGATTTCGGAGAAACCGTTACGGATCGCGCACGCTCAAACATTCGCATTCAGCAAACAAGATATGGCAAGAAGCGCAAGGCTAACACTACAGGAACTCTTGCAGCTTCGCTCTACTATGATTTAGATGTAACCGGCACTACTCCATCTATAGCTTTTAACTCTACAGCAGACTATGCTAAATGGGTGGAATACGGAAGGCAAGGTAAGGAGAGCAATTTTAGAGATATAGATACACGCTTCGCAGCAGGAGCAGCCAAGCCTCCTGTAGAAGCTATCTTAACTTGGATGAACTTAAAGAGGATTAAGCTACGTGCCATGGGTGAGACGGGCAAGATGACTAAGTTTGCTAAGAGCGCAACTAACAAAGATGAAGATCAGAGAAGGAGAGTAGCTAACGCAATGGCTAAGAGCATTGAGAAGAAAGGTATTGCACCATTGTACTATTGGAGAGATGCCTATCTTGAGACACTACCTGAATATGGCCCACAACTTAACGCAGCAATGGGAGAAGCTGTCTACATCTACATCTTAAATCAAACGAGAAAACTAACTAATATTAAACCTGTCTAATAATGGCAATAACAATACATCAGCAGCCATACGTATTTACAGCTTTGAAACAAAAGCTCATAGTAGTGGCTACATCTTCTAATATCGGGCAGCCTGGCTTTCGCTATGTGATAACTGTTAGCAATGGCACTACTACTAATGTATTTTACGTGCAGCCTAACTTATCCGGTGCTTTAGTATTTGACTTAAATCCTGTAGTTAGCTCTGCCATGGATTTAGGAGTAAACAGCACTGACGCTGTGCCTTCCTTATTTGCATCCACAACGGTGCAAGATGCTGCTACATCGCGTAATATCTTAGGTATTAGCACTATCATTCAGGAAGGCTATGAGGTACTTGGCTTATTTGAGGTACAGGCTACTGAATATTACTTAGATGGCAGCGCATTAATCAATGCAGCTTTTCAGATTAGCGATGGCTTTAATCCTAATCCATCTAGCTACTTTTCTTTGTCAGGTGATGGTAGTCGCATCATGAGTGATTTATACCGAAGCACCTATGCAATGGATGACTTACTAAGCCAATATTCACTAGGTGTTAAGACGATAGGCATAACAAGCTTTAGTGATGACTACGGAGTGCTGACTGTTCCTGCAGATGATGGCTCAAATTTAACAGGCAACGCTATTGATGACGTGCAGATAGTGCAATTCAACGAAGCAGGCGCACCTGTTCAGACTGATACTTTAGCTTGCATTATTGCAGCAGGAACTATTAACCATCTTCCTATTCTACCTGCTAACATAAATGATGCATTTGGCTTAGATGCAGATTGGCATCACTACTTAATTAACTTCTTAAATAGCGGAGCTGCACCATGTGCAACACCTATAGCTGTATTCAAAGCAGCAGATGAATGCAGATTTGATAAGATAAGATTAGGATGGACTAATAGCCGAGGTGGGTGGGACTATTTCAATTTTACTAAACGTAGTGAGGAAAGTTACTCAGTGGAGCGCAAGCGCTACAGAAAGGTAGTAGGTAACTATGGCACAGCTGATGCAGAAAGCGCATTCGGATTTAACACTTATGATAGAGGCTTAACTGAGCGCAGCCCATTTGTAGAAAAGATGCTACGGATAAGAACTGACTTCTTAACTGAGGGACAGTTTGAATATCTTAAGAATTTGATTTACTCTGAATCAGTATACATCATTAATCCTGATGGCTCAGCTACTCCTGTGGTAATAGATAGCAATAACTACACAGCTATTAAATCACGCAGCTATGTGAAGAACGATTTAGAATTGATGTTAAAATTCAGTAACGATTACACAGCATGAGAGCAGAAGTATTGTTAACAGTAACAGCTTCTAATGGAGCTGCTACATTGGTAGACTTGTATGAGAATGAGAGCATCAGTTACTCATCTAACTTCAATAGCGTTTCTGAGTTTACAACAAGAGGCGCTTTCTCAAGAGAGTTTAGAATACCTGCAACAGATAATAACATAGCTTTCTTTGGGCAGCAATATGAGCCAAGCCTACTTAATAATGACACTACACAAATCAATGTGTTACGCAAAATAGATGCAACGCTATCAGTTAATACTTTACCAATTGCGGAAGGGCACATACAATTTAAACAGGCAGTAACGCATCAGGGTAAAATACACGAATTCGTTATAGCATTCTTTGGTGAAACAGTAGACTTAGCTCGCAGTATTGGAGATAAGCTCATCAAAGAATTAGACTATACTGATTTAGCTCATGAGAATAGCTATGAAAATGTAAACTTAATTAATGCTGGTGATATATTTGACAATGCTATCTGCTATACGCTAACGGATAAAGGGCAGAATTGGAGTGAGGATACTACAATAGGTAGCAGAAGGATATTCAGCTCAGTTAATCCAATCTATACCGGAGAGCTTACCCTAGCTGTGCAGGCGAAGTGGTTAATGGATAAGATTATAAGTGAGGCAGGATTTACATGGAGCGGAGATACTATAAGTAATGAGCTAATAGAGATGTATATTCCTTATGTTACAGCTCCACGAACAGAAGGTTTAAGCAATGATGAAGCTAAATTTAAGGTAGATTTCACATCAGCTACAGCATTTAATTTAGATGTAGTGGGTGCTAATGGTTATTATCAGAAGCAATTAACAGGATGGCACGAAGTAAGTGATCCATCTAACAGCTGGGCATCCAATGCATACACAGCACAGGGTAGTTTTACAGCACAAGTAGAAATTAAACTGCAAGTAGAGGTAGATACTACAGGCTACACGTCAGATAACCAACACTTTTACGATGTAATGCTACAACGTGTAAGAGGCGGTGTAACTGATTTACTGCCATTTCCTACAACGATGGGAGTAGGGCCTACATCTTTCCAATATAATTACATCACTCAAAGCTTTCAGCCCATTGCACCCGTTAATCCTTTTAGCGTTTTTAGTAGCTATCAGTTAGACGTGCAGCAAGGTGATGTTTATACCGTAGTTATGCGAGCGCATCCAGGAAGCTCACCACTAATAGAAATTCAAACGGATGATTTTGGTATTAATAGCTTTTTTAGATTCTTTAATGTTAGTGGTTTAAACTATGCCTATCCTGTTCAGATAGCTTTAAACGCACCTGAGATGAAACAGGTAGATTATTTACGCGACATCCTTAAGATGTTTAATGCTGTATTAGTTCCTAATCCAAATCTACCTAACGCTGTTGAGATTATTCCAATGGTAGAGTATTTGGGTAGTGGAGCTGATTACGATTGGACACCTAAGTTAGACCTATCTAAAGACATTACTCTTACCCCTGCATCCGATGTAAGAAAGCGCCTACTTAAATGGAGCTATAAAGAGCAGGGAGATTTCTTTAATGCTAAGTATAAGAGTGGAGCTCAGAGAGTCTATGGAGAGCTGAGGTTAACCGATGCAGGTAATGACTTTAGTATAAGTGATTACACAGTAGAGTTAAACTTTGGAGCTTCGCCCTGCGACCTTATCCCTAATACTAATTATGTAATCCCAAAATACTTTAATGACAAGGGAGAGTTTATGGTACCTGGGCCTCGCATACTTTACAGAAGAGCTTACTCCGAAAGTGCTGTAGTTATGGTTTATGATGAGATAGCAGAAGATGCGAGCTTTACAGTTATACCTTTGCTTTGCCACTACAATAAAGTACCTACTACAATAGGCACAAATGACCTAAACTTTGGGCAAGAGATTCCTCCACATCCAATCGAAGTAATGCCATTACACACGCTATTTGATAGATACTGGAGACAGTATATAGCCGAGCTGTATGATGACGAGCAGAAGATAATGGAGGCTTATTTTCAGCTTGGAGTAACTGATGTATTTGGGCTAAAGTTTAATGATAAAATATGGGTAAAGGATTCGTGGTGGAGAGTAATAGAGCTAACAGATTACATAGTCGCAGATGAGCAAGTAACTAAATGTAAGCTTATGCGTTTGCTTGACATTGGAGCGTTATGTGAGTACACACCTTCTATTGTTAATGTCAGCACATGAGCTGTACAATTCTTAGATTATGATGGTAATTTAAGTTATGGATCACAAGCATGCTGCGAGTATTATGGCTACACATGGACTGATGCTAAAGGTCGCTGCTACGCATCTACTACAACGAACGGCACAGGAGGAATAATCAGCAGTCCTAACAATGTAGGCGGTAGCAATATCACTAATACAAGTGGTAATCAGAAAAGCGCTACCGGAATGGGTAACGTAAATAGAGCTGAGATAGAAAACAATAACGAGCGCATATTAGTGAGTGGCTTAGGACATGGCATATCACCTAACAATAACTACAGCCAAGCTTTAGGCTATCGCAATTTTATTAGGCCTAATCTTGAGGGCACTACAGTTATGGGCCGATGGGCAGAGGCAGATGTAAGAGGTGTGCACTTTGGTGGTGGTACTTGGTACGATGGTACATCAGACTTTGGTACAACTATACCAGGTCGAAGCCAACATGGCTTTATACAGCTCATGGGTTTAGGTGAACTAACTACTAATCCAACTAACATTAACTTGTTATTAGATGGCATAAATGGAGGGGTAATATCTACCCCAACTGAGACAGTATGGATGGTTAAAATTTACATTTCAATCATGGAATATTATTACGGGGGTACAGACTTTACAGGCCGAGTAGCAAGCTTAGAATACAGCGCGATGGTTTGGAAAGATAAGACTACACAAAGCGCATCTGCACCTATTTTAGTTAATCAATTTAATAGTGGATTTGGTGCAAGCTTATTTGATTTATACTTGCCTATTGTGAGTAACAAATTAGCACCCTACATAACTTGCAAAACTACAGGTAAGAGTGCGGTAGTTAGCGCTACTATCCAATATACACAATCTAAATTCCAACGTACACCTATAATATGACAAATCCACAAAATGACATTGTACTTAGTATGACTTTATTAAGGTCAAATGTGAGAGGTAAAAGCAAAGAGTTTAATCAGGCTTCAGGTATCTACCACGCGAAGCGTAAGGTATGGCAAATAAGAGCTATTAATTACACTATACTAATAGGGCTACTTGCCTTAATCGGATTAACAATTTATAGCGTAATATAATGGCTACACAGGAAATGATATTGAAGCTTTCATTTGACGATGAAGGTACATTCACAGGATTAGAAGATATAAACCAAGAGCTTGCTAAAACAGATACAGCTACTAAATCGGTAGAGAAATCTACTAAAGGTTTAAAGCAGCAATATGCTGAATTAAGAAAAGAGCAAGAGCAATACGATCCAGGCACAGAAAAGTTCAATCAGCTATCTCAAAAGATGGGTGAGCTGAAGGATAGAATGAATGATGCTGCCGAAGCTGTTAAAGGAAATACAGGGCCTGCGATTGAAGGTATGGGTAACACCTTTGGAATCATGGGTGATCAACTTAGTAACTTAGATTTCGATGGATTAAGCCAATCTATTCAGACCTTCAGCGGTAATCTTAGCAGGATAGATACAAAAGCTTTAGCAGGTGGATTAAAGTCAGCTTTTCAAGCTGGTGTAACTGGTCTAAAAGCAATGGCTAAAGCTGTATTAGCTAACCCTATTTTTTTATTGATAGGTATAATTATAGGTATTATTAGTTATTGGGAGGAGTTGAGTGATTTAGTTACAGGCAAAAGTAAAATGCTTGAGAATCTTAAGGCTCAGGCTGATACACTTAAGGCTCAGGAACAAACATTGACAAGAGAAATTGCATTACAAAAAGCTTTGGGTGCAGGAGCAGCTCAGATACTTCGTACTGAGTTAGAGGTGCTTAAGAATAAACAACAACAAGCAGAGGTGGCTATGGAAATTGCATATCTTGAAGAAGATAGATCAGCATTTTTAGCAGCACAGCAGCAGCAGTTACAGGCTATTAATGAGCTTGAGATTAGAAAGGTTAAGATTAATACAGATGCTCAAGCACTTTTAGATAAGATTCGTGCCGGGCAATCAGAGCAATATAATAAACAGTTACTACAAAACCAAGCATTTGCAGAATACAAAAAAGCTACTGAGGAGTTAGGTGTATTGCAGCAAATCAATAACGCCAGAGCAAAAGAAATCTATAAAGAATTAGATGATGCGCAACGATCAGGCAATAATGAATTAGTTAAAAAGCTACAATTAGAAAAGCAATCTTTATACAATTTAAATCTAAGCCTTCAAGCTAATAAAGATGAGATTTGGAATGCAGGAGAAGCTGCAAAAGCAGAGGTTAAAACAGCAGAAGAATTAAAGAAAATTGAAGATAACAAAGCGGCAGCAGCAAAAAAGAAAGCAGAGAGAGAAGCTGAAGCTAAAAAGTTAGCAGATGATATTTTAGCTATTGAAGTAAGAATGGCTGAGCTTCAAAGAGCTTCAATGGATGACCAAGAGAAAGAGCTATTGACTTTATTTGAAAAGCAAAGATTAGAAGAAGAAGCATTTATAAAAGCTAAGAAAAGCGCAAATGAGTTAGCTCAGTTACGAGCTATGCATGAGGCAGAATTTGCAGCCATCACAACTAAATACGATAAGATAGAACAAGATAAGGCTGATGAGAAATTACTTAAAGAAAGAGAAGCTGCTCAAGAGAGGCTAAACAATAAGCAAGCTGAACTAATAGATTTACAAGCTATTATAGATGCAGCAGATGAGAGCAATTATCAAGCGACTTTAAGCAAACAAGAACAGGAGCTAATAGCTCAGCAAGATTATTACTTTAATCTTAAAGCTCAAGCGGAGGCAGCAGGCTTAGATGCTACTGCATTGGTAGAAGAACAAGCTAGAAAAGAGAATGAGATTAAAGAGAAATACAGAAAGGAAGATCGGGCTAAAAGAATGGCTAACATACAGCAAGGCTTTGAAATGGCTTCGCTTGGTTTAGATGCTTTAATGAGTTTAAATGATGCAGCAGCCAAGGGAGATGAGGCAAGCCAGCGTAAAACATTTGAGCGTAACAAATTAATGCAAAAAGCTCAAGCTACTATAGCTATGGCTAGTGGTATAGTTCAACAGTTAGCTGTTCCACAAGATCAGTTAACAGGTATGAACTTTGTTAAGGCAGCAGCAGTAGCAGCAGCAGGCATAGCAAACATAGTTAAGATTAATCAGACTCAATTTGGAGGAGGTGGTAGTACAGGAGGCAATGGCAATCTTAACGCACCAACAGGTAACAATGCACCGGCTGTAGATTTCAGCGGAGCCAACATGCAGACTAATGCGCCAGGTGGATTAGAGACATATGTGTTAGCAGGTAATGTAGCTAACGCATTAGAGGCTAGACAAAAAATAATAGACCAATCACACCTATAACAAAAATGGCAAACTTTCCACTATTAAAAAAGTGCATCACAAGAGGAGTTAGAAATGCGCTATCTGAAATTGATAGAACAGAGTTAGAAGATACAGAGCTCATAATTGATGAAATAATTGAAGCTATACTATTTGAAATAAATGAAACATATGAGTGAAATAAAATTAATTGAATACGGCTTAGGCGAAGAAGAAGATAACATGGGAGTGTACGCTGTAAGCTTAGTTAGTGAGCCTGCTATAATGGTAGACTTTGTAGCACTAAGCAAACAAAATCTATTACTTGCAAGAGTAGAAGATGGAGAGAAGAGAATGCTTTACGGCCCTGCTCTTATTCCTAATCAGCCTATAGTTAGATATGATGGTAATGGTGAGAAGTATTTTATCACTTACTCTAAAGAGACTATAGAGCAGACTGCTCAGGAGTTCCTAAAGAGAAACATGCACCATAACCATACTATTCAGCATGAGATGCCTGTGAATAATCTAACTGTTGTAGAATCTTGGATTAAGGCAGGAGCTGATAAGGGAGATAACTACGGCTTTGAATTACCTGATGGTACTTGGATGATAGGTGTTAAGGTAGATGATGATAAGACTTGGGAAGCTGTAAAGAATGGCGAGGTTAAAGGCTTCTCTATTGAGGGATGGTTTACTCCAATTACAGAAAGTAAGGTAGAAGAGAAAGACCTAGAGAAGCTATTAGCTGAATTGGCTAAAGCACTTGAAATGAATTTGTAATTTTTTCCACTAACTAATATATAACTATCAACATGATTCAAGACATTCTAAACAAATTCACTCCAATGCTGAGCAAGCATGGGATAAAGCTATCAGTAGAAGAGACTGCTGCACCGGAAGCTACAGCTGTAGCAATGGCTGTAGAAGGCGCTTTAGCTGATGGTACTATGATCTACTCAAACGCTGACGCATGGGCAGAAGGTGTAGATATTTTCGTAATGGATGCCGATGGCAATCCTACACCTTTAGCGGATGGCGAATACACATTGGATAACGGTATGGTTATCGTTGTTACTAATGGAGTTATTGCATCTATGGCTGAGGCAATCACAGAAGAGCCTACAGCTGAAATGCCTGTAGAACAAGAAGTAGCTGAGACTTACTCTAAAGAGCAAGTAGAGGGATTGTTAAACAACATTATCTCTGAATTCGAAGCTAAGTTAAGCGCTGCTAACTTTAAGATTACTGAGCTTTCTAAAGCACCAGCTGCTACAACTGTTAAGCAGTCTCGCCAAGCTTCAAACGAAGCACCTTTAAATATCAAAGCAATGAGCAATATCGAAGATAGAACTCGTGCAATCGTAGCTAAATACAAAAACAAATAATAAAACAAAAACAAAATGGCTGATAACTTGACCATCACATCTTCATACGCAGGCGAATTAGCCTTACCGTATATTGCAGCAGCTGTCCTTTCAGGAGACACTATTGCAAACAACTACATTACCGTAAAGGAAAATGTAAAATACAAAGCAGTACTTAAAGTACTTGCATCTTCAGGATTAGTTAAGAGCGCTACTTGCGACTTTAACAACTCTACTTCTGCACTTACTCTTACTGAGAAAGTATTGACTGTAACTGACCTTATGGTTAATATCCAATTGTGCAAAGCTGAGTTTACAAAAGATTGGGAAGCGGCTCAAACAGGACGTGGATTTATCAACGATGTAGTTCCTGCTAACTTCTCTGATTTCTTAATCTCTCACTTGGCTGCTAAAGTAGCTCAAGAGATTGAAGTTACTATTTGGCAAGGCGGTTCATTCGATGGTTTCCAAGAGCTTTTGTTAGCTGATGGTGGATTCGATGTAGACTTCACTACTGCTCTTACTGCAAATAATGTAATTGCTAAATTGCAAGAGTGCACAGATGCTTTACCTGCAACATTGGTAGGTAGCCCTGATTTGAAAATCTACGTTAACCGTAAGACTGCTCAACTTTACCGCCAAGCTTTAGCTGCTGCTGGTTACTTGATGACTTACCAAGGTACTACTCAATTCCCATTGACATTCAATGGTTATGATGTGTATGTTTGCCCAGGTATCTCTGATAACACTGCTATCTTAGCTACTGTAGCTAACTTAGTATTTGGTACTGATCTTAACTCTGACTTCAATGAAGTTAAGGTTGTAGATATGAGCTTCACAGATGCTTCTGATAACGTGCGTATGGCTATGAGATTCCGCGCTGGTGTTCAATTCGCAGTACGCGGAGACATCGTTATCGGAATTGTAGACTAAATAATACTCCTTTGTTAAAGAGTGGGTTAGCTAATAGCTGCCCATTCTTTGCAAAGAATATTTTAATAATTTAATATAAAAATACGATGAGCTGTCTTACAACACTAGGCTTTCAAATTAATTGCAAAGAGGCAATTGGTGGCATCAAAGCTATCTATCTTGGCGACTACGCTACATTCGCTAACTCAGCATCTATAACCGGTAACGAAGTTACTGCATTAGCAGCTGGCGATGTATACGAATTCCAATTACCTAAGCACACAGGATCATTCACCGAAGAAGCTGCTATCAGCATTGAGAATGGCACTGTATATTACACTCAAACTGTTGTAGCTATGTTCCATGGAATGAGCCAACAGCGTGCACTACAACTTCAAAACATTGCTAAAGGCCGTAACGTATTATGGGTATTAGATAACAATGATAATTTGTGGATGTGTGGCTATAAAGATGGAGTAGAAGTTACTGCATTTACTACAGCTTCAGGAACTGCAAAGGGAGACCTTTCAGGATACACCGTTACATTTACAGGAGAGGAAAAAGATAAGGCTTATTACTTGACTGTAGGAGATACTACCGATCCATTTGGAGATTATGCTACAGTAGATGTAGTTACAGGTACACTATAAGTAAAATTGTGCTATATTTAAAGCATGATTTACTTACTTAAAAATACAGCAGCACAGCTCCTCTACCTTACACTAAAGGAAGGGGAGCTTTTGCTTGCTAATACATATACTAATTATCTGCTTGAATTAACTAACGAGCAGACATTAGAAAAGATTTACGCTATCCCAACACAGATAGCACAGAATGATAGGTATACTACCATTCAAATTGGCACAAATGCCAACACACCTTTAGCTGCAAGCCTATTGATTAACTACCCAGCACGATTCAGCTACATAGTTTACGGGCAAAATAGCAGCACTAATTTAGATACAACAGATGAGGTAGTAGAGGGAGTAATAGAGAAGGGATATTTGATAGTAGAAGATATTACTACTCCTCGCTTTACTGAGCCTAATTTAACAATAGATAACGATATAGCCTACAATGGATAAGATACAACACTCAGCACCTATGTTAGTTAATCTTGGCGCAGCAATGCCTCAAGAAGCTAACGAGAAAGAGACTCCTAAAGGATGGGTGACGCTAGGCGAGGCTAACTCCTTCCCGAATTATTTGATAGATTTATACTACAGCTCACCAGTGCACTCTGCACTTACGATGAGCATAGCTTTCATGATAGCAGGGAAGGAATTTAAGAGCTCTAATCCAACAGCTCAGCGTGAGATAGATAGATTGAAATTAAACGCTATTAGAAGGCCAATAACTCTAGATGCAAAGATGCAAGGGGGTTACTACTTAGAGGTTATTTGGAGTGTAGATAGAACAACTGTAGCTAAGATAAACCATCTACCTTATGAGAATGTTCGTTTGGCTGTGGCTAATGATGAAGATGTTATACCTGGCGTTTATTATTCTAAAGATTGGAATGATTTACGCAAAAAGAAAAATGCGCCTATATTTATTCCGATGTATAACCCAACTACAAAAGCAGATGAGCCTTCTCAAGTGCTATTTGTGGGCATCATGACTCCAGGCTCTGCTTACTATCCGAAGCCTGATTACTATTCAGCTATCAATTACATAGAAATCACAAGAGAAATCAGCGAATTCTACCGAGCTTTCTTAAGCAATGGTATGGCTCCTAGTTATTTCCTTCACATGAATAACGGTATTCCTGATCCTGAAGAGCAAATGGCTATCCGCAGAAATTGGGAGACTATGGTAGGTGCAAAGAAGGCAGGTAAAGTAGTATTCACATTTAATGAATCTTCTGATAGAGCTCCGCGTTTAGACTTAGTACCTATGTCCGATGCAGATAAGCAATGGATGGAGCTAAGCACTCAGTCAAGAGAGAACATCTTAGGAGCGCATCGCGTTACTTCACCCCTACTTTTTGGTATTAGAGATGCAGGAGGATTAGGTAGTAACGCTGATGAGATGAAGTCAGCATATCGCATTTTTAATAAGAACATCATTGAGCCCTACCAACAAATCGTTACAGATTCACTTGAGGAGATATTTAAGGGTATGGGAATTATGGCTGATATATCTATCGAGTCTAATGATATTTTCGGTGATGCAATGGATACAGCAGCAACTGAAGTAATTGCACCAACTGTTGCAGATAATGCAACAACTGATCCTAATGCACCTACACCGGTAGCACCAGCAGGAAGTTCAGTAAGTGATGTAACCTATAATGGTGCACAAATTACAAGTGCATTAGATATTGTTGCGGCTGTTGGATTAGGAACATTAACAAAAGAACAAGCAATTGTATTCTTAGTACAATTCTTACAGCTTCCAATTGACGTGGCTACCGCAATGTTTGAGCCTGCAAATGGCAACGCTGTAGCTAAGCTATCTGCTCAAAAAAAAAAGACTAATTTAGATCCTACAGATAAGCCTGTTTTCACAGATGAGGATGAGGCTTGGTGGTGTGAATTCTTAGAGGATAAGGGAGAGATAGTAGATGAAGAAGAGTGGGAGCTTATTGAAGCTGAGCCTGTTAATCTTGCATCAGTTAGAAGTTACTCTGATCCTGATAAGCCATCTGAAATGGATAGCGGCTTGTATAAAATTCGCTACAGCTACTCTAAGAATCTTAGTGGCAATAGTCGCAAGTTCTGTAGACAAATGGTTAACGCTGCTAATGCTGGCTATGTATACCGTTACGAAGATTTGCAAGCCATGGAGCGCGACACAAATACGCTTAATCCTAACATGGGCCACAATGGCAGTACGTTCAGCGTGTGGTTATTTAAGGGCGGAGTTAACTGTAAACATTACTTTGAGCGCAGAGTATATTTCAGAAAGCGAGAGAAGGGTAGATTTGTTAAAGATAATGGCTTAGAATCATCTGATCCAATTTCAGTAGCTAAAGCTATACGTGCAGGAATGCCTTTAAAAGATATAGCTAAAGACTTTGCTACTGCTAATACTGCAACCTTTGACCAACCTAACCAAGGTAGATATCCAGGAACAAATTAATACTAAAACACAATGGCAATAGCACCCGAAATATTATTCATTAACGAGGAGTTTTTAAAGAAATACACTCAGCTAAATGAGGCTGTAGATACTAACTTAATTAGACCTGCAATTTATTTAGCACAGGATAAGTATATTACTTTATGGTTAGGCACTAATCTTACAAATAAGATTAAGAATGAGATAAGCGCAGGCACTTTGTCAGGAGTGTATGAGACTCTATTAAATGAATACATAGTTAAGCCTACAGCTTGGTGGACAATGGTAGAGCTTTATCCAATGCTCATGTATAAGCACGATAACGGTAACTTAGTTACTCGCCAATCTGAAAACACTACAGCAATTTCTCAAAGCGAGCTTTCAAGCTTAAGAGATATGGCAAGAGAGAACGCTAACTACTACACTCAAAGATTAGTAGATTACTTGTGTGCTAATAATTCTGATTACCCTGAATATAGCAATAACACAAGCCCTGATATTACACCCATCAGAGTAGTTAACAGGCAGAGCCAAATAGCATTTAGCAGATCTGCTAACGATTCAGCAAATCCATGGTATAGATTTAGCATTCGTAACTTTACTAACTAAGAATGAAGCTTACAAAGGAGCAGCAAACTAGAAAAGACTATGAGCGAAAGCTAAAAGTCTACTTAACTAAACGAGATAAAGAACTTAGAAAGAATGAAAGCACCAACAATCGAAGAGCTTAAGGCTCAATTTACAGAGCTTGGCTACAAATGGCCTACTATTCATGTAATAGGAATCAGAAGTAAAGCTAATTTGCCTAACCAATTTGATGATTTAATTGGATTGGTACAGGGTAATGAGGTGCAATGGTATACCGGCACAACTAACCCAGGTACATTTTGGCTAAATAATCCTATCAATTCTTTAGGTACAGCAGTACTGAAGGCAGGACAATATGTAGATACTTATGTATTAGGTCTGCATCAGGGCAAATACACCGCATTAGTACAGTTTAAAAAGGTAACAGTATTTAGAGATGCTGATAAAGATAGCGTAGCTGAGGAGCAAGGTAAAGAAGATACAGGCCTATTTGGAATTAACATCCATCGCGCTAATGAATCTGCTGAATCAAAGAATATAGATAAGTGGAGTGCAGGCTGCCAAGTAATGAATAATCCTAAGCAGTTCAAAGAGCTTATCCAAGCCTGCATTAAATCAGGTAAGAAGTCTTTTACATACACCTTACTCCATGAGCACTAACCAACAACAGATAGCAGAGGGAGTAACCGGTACAGTTAGCAGCATTCTTTTATCTGTACCTGCATGGATGTTAGATGTTGAATTTGCACTTAAGATATTTTGTTTATTGCTATCAGCTGTAGCATCTATTTTCACTATCTATAAGATGAGTAAAAAGAAAAGATGAAATGGCTTAAGAGCATATTCAGTAATGAGAGTGATACTAGCTCTAAACGAGTAGCATCTATATTAGCATTAGTAGTATGCATTAACTTAAGTTATATCGGCACATTCACAGATTACAAATGCCCTGAATATATGTTTGACGGCTTGCTTATTTTAGCAGGAGGAGGCTTGGGATTAACAGTTATAGAATCTATATTTGCTAAAAAGAAATCAAATGAATCAACAAGCCAAGAATCAAATTAAAGCAGCTATAGTTATAGTAATAGCTATTAGCATTTGCGCCACTATTCAGATAATGTACATAGCTTTAAAGGATAGTAAGAAAGCTATTGAAGGCTATGAGCGCAGAGCAGATAGAGCTACGCATGTTATTGATTCTTTAGAGGCTACCAATGCTCAGCGTATCCAAGAAATTGCACAACTGAATGTGCAATTAGAACAAAATAAAGAAAGATATGAAGCAAACATTAGCGCTATTGATTCTCTTGACCGCAATGGCCTTAAGCGTGCCATGCACAATCTACTCTCAAGCCTTACCTCAGAGAGATACCCTGGTCAGTTTAACGAGTAATGAAGTAAGAGCACTACTAAAGTTAAAGGCTGAGCGTGATTATCTATTTAATGCTGTAAATATCTGTACTAAATCAGATAGTGTTAAGGGTAAAGTGATTACTGATCAGGCTAAAACTATAGACGCTTGGGCTATTACTAATGAGAAAACAGCTCAGCAGTTAGTTAAAGCGCAAGATGAGCTATACAAAGAAGCTGCACGCAAAGAATTATGGCGCAGCGCAACGCTAATAGGCATCCCTATTTCATTTGTGGGGGGTATTATCTTCACTCTATTTTTCTAAATTAACAAATCTTTGTTAATAACTTTACTAAAATTAGTAAGGTTTCTTTTGCTTTTCTAAAATATCGTAGTACATTTGCTAAAATTAAATCAATAAGCAAATGAAAAAAGCACTACTCTTCTTAGCCATGCTAATTGCTGGCCTACTCATCGGAGGATCGTTCGATGCAGACACTCAAGAATTAGAAAAAATAGAAACCAATTTAACATCTAAGTAATCATGAGTCAATTTATAGATGATTTCTGCAATGACCTTGCAAACATTAACGATAACTTTTTAAACATAAACCAAATAACAGACAAAACAATGACAAAACTATTTGAATTAGAAGAGCAGAATCGGTACGATGGTGTGCGTTACTACCTTAAAATTGATGGGTGCTATCATAAATCATTTGATACCTATCAAGAGGCTGTTGAAGAATATGATAATGCTGTTAATTTTACCTTTAGCAAAACTGTATTACTAAGTAAGGAGGTAGAGTTATGAAGTACCATGTAACAGTTACACCCATTGACGAGGTAGCCATCTCAATAGCTGAGCGCTTAGGCACTGCTAACCTATTCATAGCAGATACTTGGGAAGTAGCTCAGCAGATGCTACCACTACTGATGAAGATTTACAAATTTGATTATACGCCAGTGTGGATTAATGAGTATAACGAGGGCGCACTGTATGAG